GTCCACATCTGGCGTGGTAATATTGAGGTTATCTGAGTGCACCACCCTCAACCTAACCGTAGCCCCCTGCATCCCATCATATATATATAGCAGGGGTGCATACCACCTATAGGTATCAGCCAACTGCAATGTCAATCTGGGTATCTTGCTGTCTATGGACTCGCTAACATCCCCCATCTGCATGGGTCTGGCAGCCCACAGTATCCCGTTCCATGTAATGTTGGCATTGTTACTGGTCATGTAGTATACCGTGCCCCCAAGCCCAGTCACATCCAGCTCCACCAACAATATCCACGCGCCACCATCACTGATCTGGTTCTTCTCTACAATACCTGTTGGTGTAATAGCTTTCACTGTTGCTCCAAAGTAAACGTCACCGTCCACCGCGTGTTATTGGTTTCTGTTACGGGGGTATACGTAACCACACCCTTGAACCTGACTGTATACGTTACCCCGTCTACAGGGTTGACCCAATAGAACGGATCACTTCCCCCTAACCGTGCCAACTCAAACGCCCTGAGCGTGACCTTATTAGCCACCTTCAGCATATCGTATCGCAGTGACCACTGGGTTGTGGTTCTGGTAAACCTCGCCCTCGACTGCGTATACCCAGCTTCCAACGGTGTCCGTATTGCTGGGTCTATCGCCAACGCCTCGCTATCTACAATAGGCGTATGCACCAGCGTCCCGTGATGGTACATGCTCGGATATGTCTCCATTACCTTCTCCCCCTTACCACATCCCGAAAGCGTGGGTTATGCTCTATCTCATCCATAACATAGGACACCACCATGTCCTTCCCCACCTGTTGCTGCCCCACCTGTTTCAACGCCACGGGAGCACCGTTATTACTTACCTGAAGCACCACCTTTGGACTCGCCCCGAAGTTCCCGGAGAACCCACCCACGTTCGGCATACTCCCACCAATATCCACCGGCATGTCAGGAAGTGCTGGCACAGCATACGTCTTGTTGCCAAACATAGCCCCTACTATATCCCCCAGCCATCCACCGGCAGACGGTAGTGTTCTTTCCCCTGTACCCTTGCCAAATATAGAATCAAACATATTCTGTGCCAACATCTGGCTTATCATGTGCTCAAACGATTTCAACACACTCTGGAACAGGTTATCCATGAAGTCTACAAAACTACTCCCTGTCTGCATAAGTTGGTCAAACGCATCAGTCCACCCCTCCACCATATCCTTCATCCCATCAGACATAACCTCCTGTGCAGTCTTGAAGCTCTCCTGAGTACGCCCAATCGACTCCAACCAAGCCTGTTGGAACATGGTGGCGATGTACTGCCACTTACCCACAATCTCCACGATATTGGGTTTTACTATTTGTGTGGATATTATTGCCTTTTCTACTTCTTTAGCTTTAACTACAGCATCTTCCCACGCTTTCATTATTTCGGGGGGTATCAGGCTCTTGGCGAAATCCTCCCCGTATTTTCTGGCTCCCTCAAGAAAGTCTTTTAAGAGAGGAAGTACCTCATTTCTTGCCCCTTCAATAATTCCTCTCAGATCACCTTTAGCATAATATGACAGCGTTTTACCGGAGTTCTTCGTCACGCTTTTTACTACTTTTTGGTACGTTTCATAATTCTTACTCAGTTTGAACTTAGTGTAGGCTTCATCCGCAGAACCTTTTTCATACGAAGGATAATAACCCTCATTCAGCGTACCACTTTTTAGCCCCTTCCATACAAAACCAGCAACAGGGGCAGCCACTTTACCCAAAACACCCCAATTTTTTACATCCTGCATACCCTTTACATATGCTTTTGCCCAATCTGCCAAGTCCTGTAACTTATCTTTGATTGAATCAGGTATCATATTAGTGAGTGCAGACCATATCCTGCTTGCTATTGTCTCGATAAACCCAGCCAACGACTCCATTATATTTACAATACTGTCTTTCATAAGTTGGACATTACTTATGGTGTTTCCTGTTTTCTCTTCCGTGTCGTCTTTGAATTTCCTCCACATTATACTTACTAAGTAGGCGGATGCTGCTATTAAAACAAGATTAAGTGACATTATAGCATACCCCGCTGCCACTTTTTCCACGGCCTTTGCCATAGGTATAAGCACACCATTAACCACGCTCGCACCCAAATTCAATATCTTATTCAGCGTCCCCGCCAACACGCTTGCCACAGTAAGAAACGCACCCCACTCCAGTGCCAGTCTCGCTACGTGTGCAATCTGGAGTACCCACTGTTTTGCCAAATCCTGATTCTTATCCACCATGTCAGTGAGTATAGTGAGGAAGTTCCTTATCCTTTCCGCCAAGTTTGTAATAGCAGGGGCTACAGATGATATAATATGCCTTGCCAGCATTAGGAACGCTTGCCAAACCTGTTGCACCCTTGACCACAACGCCTTCATCTGCTTCTCCGCAGTCTCCTTGGTCACACCGTTGGCAGTCCGCAGGGAATCACTAAACTTCCTAACCCCCACGCTCCCCTTTTCAAACAACGCAATCATAGCGGGTAACGCTCTTCGCCCAAACAACGTCTCCAATGTAACATTTCGGAGTTGTTCACTAGTACCCTCCAACTTATTTTCAAGCTGGCTTATAATATCAATAAACGGAACCATCTGGCGCGTACTGGCATCATACGCCTGTATCCCAAGTTCATGCAGTAGGTTTCTCGCTTCTGCCGTTGGGCTGGCCAATGCTGTGAGGGCAAACCTCAACGCTGTACCCGCCTTAGACCCCCTGATCCCCTCATTTGCCACAAGCCCTATCATTGCAGCAGTATCTTCAATGGTATTGTTAAAGGCTTTGGCAGGCTTACCCGCGTAGCTCAGGGCAATCATAAGCTCCTGCAAGTTCATGGTACTGGCATTTACAGCCTGTGTCATCACATCCGCAATATACCCTGTGTGCTCAAACCCTATCCCGAAGGAGTTCATCACGTTCACAACCCCTTCAGTCGTTTTCTCCAAGTCCTCCATCATAGCCTTGGATGCCATTATAACTGGTTCAAACGCTTGCATCTGCTGTGACGCTGTTAGCCCCGCCCGTCCCAGGAACAGGAACGCCTTAGCTGTCTCATCCGCAGCAATACCCCACTTCACACTCACTGCTTCCGCTTGTTTCGACATCTCTGCAAACTGCACTTCCGTAGTCTTTGACACAGACGTAGCCCTTCTCATTGCCAACTCAAACTTCCCAAACTCCTTCACTGCTGCAACCAGAGGGGTTGCCATAGCTGCACCCGCCACCACGAAGCTGGCAGCAAGCCCCCGCACATTGGACACAATCCTCAACCGGGTCTGATCCCACTGTGTCGTGTCCATCCTTATGCGTCCTACAATACTCCCAACATCATATGGCATCTTAACCCCCTCCGATCATTTTCAGCATATCCCAGGTTTCCTTCACCTTCTCTTCCCTGGGAATATCATCGGTAAGACTGTGGATATACTCCTGGAACTGACCTTTCTCTGCTCCAAATCCCATTCTCACCGCCACTGCCATCTCCGCTTGTTTCTGTTTCTGTATCTTACTTGCTTGCCGGGCGAACCAGAACAACAACCTGTCATCCATATCCCACAGTTGGTCAAACTGTATATTTGGGAAGGACGAGGCAACCCATGCTACTGTTTCACCTCGTCCTGTACAGGGTTTTTTGGTACATTCTCCCCCATCTGCTTCGTGGCTTCTTCCGTGATGAACTGTAATGCAGCAACAACTACACGCATATCCGTGTCATTAAACGTGTCAGGTTTAGCCCCTAACACCATTGCCAACTGCTTACACACCACCTTCACCTCACCACCACCCTCGTCCATCTTGGTAATTCCATCAATCATATTGGCAGACACCTTCTTCACAGCATACTCCTTGCCATCTATGACTACTTGGATGGGTTCAAACATCTCTCTTGCCATGTCATCAAAGTTCTTTATCGGCATGATCTACCCTTTCCCTCTACTTCCTGTTAAGTTGTGGTTGTGTTTACTTTCCCAACACTCCACACTTTGCGCGTGGTGGCGTTTGGGAAGCACTTGAAGGTCGTGGGATATACCCTCTGATCCTTCAAATTATACGCCAGATCATAATTTGGTATGGGGTAGGTTTTCTCTATCTTCAACCAGTGGCCATTCGCTGCTGCCACGCCATTAACCACAGGCTTGATAAACAACGGTTTGGCAAGATCGTATAGTGAACCACCTACGTTATCATACACTACCACCCCAGATGAACCTGATTCACTTCCACCGGGGATAATTGAGGCAAGATTGGCTAAGGTTATCCTGGTAAACGGTGCTGTTACTTCCATAGCGGATACACCTGTGATAACACTATCCACAGGCATAGTCCCAAACAGCGCGTCAAACACATCTGCGACCCCAACCTCGAATCGCACACGTAGTTCTTCCCAGTATGCACCCAAATCAGTCGTACCCCATTCCACAATGCAAGGTCCCAAGTCTCTGGACGGACCAAGTGGCATGAGTTACCTCCTACCTGATGTTTTAGGTACTTAGATTGTTTGTGTTTTTAGAATATAGTTTGCAACGAACTGGTGACGAAACTTGTCATCCAGTCCCAGATAGTAGGGGGTAGTACCTTCTACATTACATAGATAGGTTGCCCCTGCATCTACCACAGGCAAGGTTATCTGCATCTTACCGTGGAGTAGTCCAAATACAATGTAGGAGTTGCTTCGGGCTGTGGCATGACTCTTCGCCCTCGACAGTACACGTATTGGTTTCTGCACCTTATCGGTGAGTAAGCCATCAGCCAGTCCTGGTGCGAGTTCACCCACCACAACTGCTGTATCTGGCGCGTCTGATTCGCTGAAGCCAGCGAATAGTGTAGTGCCAATAACAAGGCTAGTATTATTGGCAATGTATTTGGTAATTTCCTTAATCAAACCCGAACCTCTTGGGCAATAATTTCCATATACTTCATAGCTCCCTCAACCATCTTCACTTCCATGTACTTAATCCCTGCACCTTCATATGAGAATTTACCACTACTAGGCAAATTTTCATGCCATCTTGCTGCATAGGGCGCGTTAAACACAATATCCGCTACCATACCCTTGTTCTCTGCCTCGGCAGTGAGTGGCTGGAAATCCGCTGCCCCCTCGAACTTATGCCGGGAACTGTTATCTACCTTCTTCATATTCACAAACACAGCACCGGAACCCCTCAGGGCAGACGTGAGCAGCGGGGTAGATGGCAGGTCCATGATGGTGTCCTCCATAAGTGCTGACCCAGCCTTAGCCAATCCCTTACGCATCTTAGCGGGGATCACTGCTGACATCAACACCCCCATCTTCCTGTCAAAATCCCTTGTATCCAGTGTCATCGTCAGTGGCTTAGGCAATGTACACCTCCAAATGCCTTACCCGGAAATCCCTCATCGTGGCTATCTTGAGTATGGGGTAATCCACGCCATTGATGGTGAGTATATCCTGATAGCTTATGGTATTGGCTGCCCTTGTGGAAAACCCTGTGAATATAATCGTTCTCGGTTCTATAAGAACCTTTCCAGAACTTGTCACCAACAGCCCCGCCTGATTTGTCACCACCCGTTGCACCTGGTCCACAAACGCCCGTATGCTCAGGTCAGTAGAAGCACTGTGCTCTCCCCACTGATCCTTACCCTTATACTGCTTCAACGTAACGGTATCTGTCAGGTAGGCTTTCAGCATCTTAATCCTCGGTATCTAAGTTCCCATAGGCGTTGTAATCCATCCCATAGTTCTCATCCCGTTCCACATTCACCATCTTAATCGGGCTATCCCCCCGCAGACTGTCAAGCAACGCCATGACCACCGGGGGAATTGGCAACCCACTCTTCCGCGCATACTTCTCTTTCACAATCCCCGCCTCTATGACCCCCTGCGCCTGTAACCCCATACGCAAGTCTATGTCTGGCTGGTGCTGAAGCAGAAACAACGCCATCTCACATTGGGCATCCTTCATAGCCTGTGTAGCTGTCGTGGGAAATGTAAAGTTCGGGTTATTTGCAAGCCAATGGTAAGCGGTAATCAGTGCCCCAGTCTTGTCCACGCCAGAACACCAGTATTCACTTGAGGCAAATCGTGATCCGAAGAATGTCTCCGCATCAGCGAGGGTTATCCAACTATTTGTACCCACAGTAATCGTTGCCACGTCTATCCCCCTATGGGTTGTGGTTTGTTAAGAACCAAACACAATATATTGTTGTGTTCCATGCTTGTCAAGTACAAAATTGTCACGGGGCTACCCACGCCTTTCTGGGAAACACCTTGATATAGCTTTTGGGATTGTAATTGGTGATGGTGGGGGTATATCCCTGCTGTCTCAGATAATCCAATATTTTTGGGAATGCCTTATTGAAGTCCGTGGTGTCCTTGCCTATGCTGGTAAATCTCCCACGGGTAAACAACGTGTCATGTCGATAATAAGACTCCTTCTCCTGTATAGCAGTAGGACCCACCTTAATCCCATCCATGCCAAATATGTTTATCTCCTTCGCCCCGGACGATATGATCTCACTCAACAACAACGCTACGGAATTGGCTTTACGCTGGGCACTCCACGGTATTGGCAATCCACCTGACAAATACACCTTGCAGCGAAACTCCCGTATAAACGCTTCATAGTAGGGTATCTTTTCCAATATACTGGTTGACGTTATAAAGAGGTTATTCTGTTTGCGTTGCAGAAACTTTACAATATTATCATACTGTCTGGGTATCTCTGCTTCCGCATACAACGCCACCACAGACAGGTTATCCCCGATCTTCTGTAGTATATTTGTTTCCACCATACTGAAGCTGTTGAGGCTCACCCAGCACACATCACCTTTCCCCACCTCATATATACCCCTCTCCATCTCCTTCACGGAAGCCCCATGAAGCAACACCCCCACAGGGCGATCCCCTATCACATTAATCAACCTATCCATCTACCCTCACCCACCACACGGTATTAAGGTGATTCACCTTGTCCATAAACCTCTCCTCCACAGCCTGTATCACGCCAGGGTGAAACGAGAAGCGTATACCCCGAACATAATCCGCTTCTACACAATCCACCTCTCCTGTGCGTTTATTCACGTGGTCGTGGTTATCCTGCTCTAAGAAGGATCGTGGAATAGCACCCAACCTGCACTCAAAATCATGCCCTCCGATGATACCCCCTGGCTTTACCTTTGGCAACCACATATCAATATCCCTGCTTGCATAACTATATTGATGATCCCCATCTATAAACACGAAGTCGAAGATGTGGTCTGCCATCACCCTTGCTGCCTTCTCCGATGTCATTGCAAGGGGGTGTATGATGTTCTGATACCCCAGTGCGTTACGGTTAAACAGAAATCTGTCCAGTACCGTATCCCCATCTGCTGCCACCTTCATAGCGTTCCACAGATATGGATTGGTTTCTCCTTGTGCATCGAACTTATCCACACAATATATCTGCCCTTCACGCTTGCCTACCTCCCCCGCCATGATACACGATGATGTCCCCACCCATGACCCTATCTCACAAATCAGGGGGTTATCTGGCAGCATGTTACACACCATCCTAAGTGCCAGTGCCGGGTTTGGTCCAAACTGAGTACCCAAACCGTAGTAATCAAAATTAGGCTCCACGTGTACCCCTTTTCTTATAATAGTCCTGCCATGTCCCATCCAGTAACACCCTCTGCAATGGTATATCACACATGCGTTCTACATCTGCCACTGCACTTTCCCCAAACTTCTTCATAATCCGTTCCCTGTACATACCCGTATTGTGATAGGCGTGGAACGCCCAATCCCTCACGGCAAGCACTTGGGAACTGGTAAGGTGATCCGTTTGCAGCGGGTGAAACACATCACTATATTGTGCATATTCCTGTGAGGTCAATGGTGTATACCACCCCTTATCCTTTGCCAACTTGTCCAGCTTCGTGTCCGGGTATGCCACCATGCAGTAGAAATTAGCATAATCACACCCGGAATCACACGCCAACACAAAGGTTTCCCGCACCGTGTCCTTGTTATCCTGCGGGAACCCGTAGATAAAGTTCCCCACTACATTTATCCCGTCATCGTGCAGACGTTTCACCAATGTTACAACATCCTGATTCGTAAATACCTTATTATTCTGTTTCCGTATCTCCTCATTCCCCGATTCTATCCCCAACGCCACCCACGTTATACCCGCTTCCTTCATAGGGGCAAAAGACTTGACCTTAGACAGTACATCCACCCTCTCATACACCCACATATTCAAGTTGTCTATCCCTACTTCCTTGATCCCATCACAGATAGCCTTAATCCGTTCTTCCCTTGTGGCAAACAACTCATCCATAACCTTGATATTCCTCACCCCAATATCATACAGGAACAACAAATCCCACAACACATCTGCCACTGGCCGTTCCCAATACCCTCTCCCATAGTAATCATGTATGCCACAAAATGAGCAGTTATATGGGCAACTCACAGAGGTATGCAGTGTCCCATACGGTGATGCCCCCGTCTGTCCCCATGTGTGCCAGTTGTGCGCACGGTAATTGTACGGGTCTACATCCTTCCACAGGGGTGAATATTTCTCCATACCCTTTACAAACCTGTCCATCACGGTTACTTTACAATTCCCCAATGCACACAGTAAATCCCCCACGCTCTCCCTCTCCTGTATCTGTGCGCTGGGATGGGTTCCTGTTGGCCATATCTCATACTCATCACAATCGGGTATATCCCCCAACCCATGTAGTGCCATGTCCACAATCTGTGTCTCGTAGTGGTTCTCTTCCTGTAACTGCCTAGCCCTCACCATAAGCCAATGTGGAGGTTCTATTGCCTTGATTCTCGCCAACCCCTGATACCCATTTCCTCTGTTCCCCGGACGGATCAATCCAACCCTGACAGCCATGAGATAAGGTCCTCCTCTCCAAGTTGTAGTTTCATGTGCATATCCTGACGTGTGCCCCAGCCTGTTACATCGTGTATACCCACTCCCCGTACCCCTCCAATAGTTCCATACCTTTCCAGTATTGCAGAACGCAATCCCCCAGCAAAATACCCTTCTTCAAGTATACACGGGTTTGCCTCCCACACATCCCAAAGTGCTTTATCTTCCCACGGGGTACGGAATAGCTCTATTACTCCCCAATCCAATTTCTCTGCCACTTGTAAAGCCCTATGCACCATATACCCGTGGGCTATGATATACCGCTTCCCAGGATGATGCACCCACACCCCTGTATCAAACTTCTTGGTTATGTCCATACCCGCATACAACGCTCTGTCATGGTGTATCTCCGGGAGGTACTCCCTGTCCAACCTGATATACGTAAGCCCATTCCCAACCTGTCTGGCACAGAACAACGTCATACTCTGACTGGTAGGTGTAAACACAGTCATCCCCGGTATGATCCGCATGATATTGTAGTCATCCACTGCGTGATGTGTGGGTCCCGCATCGGCATATCCCAATCCCGCGCCTACGCCCACGATGGTCACATTAGCCCCCATCACCGCAGCCATCTTGATCTGTTCGTAGCACCTTGACGTGACAAACGGGGCTATCCCATAACATATTGGCCAATACTCTTCCAACGCCCACCCCACTGCCATATCCACCATCGCCTGCTCACTGCACCCGCAGTTCCTAAACCTATGTGGGAACCGTCTACGGATATTATCCAGCTTGGGTGCTCCCATATCCCCCGCCAGCACAATAATCCTGCTGTCGTTCTCCATGCGTATCTCAATCTGCTCCCAGAAGGTGTCCCGTGGTGTCATGCCAACGCCTCCATAACCTTTTCCACTTCCCCCTTTTCCGGTACTCTGGAATGCCATATGGGTTGGTTCTCCATAAACGCCACACCGTGCCCCTTCACCGTGTTAGCCACAATCACCAGTGGTCGTCCTGTCTGCTTCGTCTCTATTCCCCAGAACCCGTGCATCAACTTATCCACGCTATGCCCGTTTACCATCCTTACTTCCCATCCCAGACTATTCCAGTGATTCACCCAGTCCATGCCATTCACAAACCCAGTCGCCCCTATGCCATTCCGGTCCACCACCACTACCAGATTATCCAACCCGCTTGCCACTGCCAACCTTGCAGCCTCCCAAACACTCCCCTCCTGGCACTCACCATCCCCCATAACACAATACACTGTATCACTTCTTCCTGATAAACGTAATGCCTCTGCCATACCAACAGCAGTGCCCAATCCATGCCCCAAGCTCCCTGTAGTAACCGTTACCCCCGGAACCCCATTATGCACATGGCTACACAATATCCCATTGGGATACTCACAGAGCAGTTCCTTCTGGATTATCCCTATCTCTACCAGATACATATACAGGATTGCCGATACATGACCCTTGCTCATCACTACCCTGTCGTTCCCCTTCACCATACCCAGATACAACGTCCCCAGTATCTCTGCCACACTCAGGCAACTCGCCAGATGCCCCACTCCTGTCCTGCATATAAGCTCCGCTGTAGACAACTTCACCCTCTTTATTATCTCCTCCATCTCTGGCACAGTTCTCCGAGATGTGATCTCGTTTGACATCCTGCACACCCTCCCCCACTGTAAAGTTAATGTAGTTCTTCAACTGCACCCGAATGTTGTTTATTCTGCGAATCATTATCGCTCTACGTCCTGTTTCTTCCAGATCATTGTCCAACATTTCCCGTCTAAGATCACTTTCCAGTTCCCAGATGCATGAGTTTGTGGCTACGGCAATATCCAATAACTTCTGCCAGAAGGTATGCCGTTGGGGTATACGCAGCGTAAGGTCAAGAAACCCTTTGTTGAAGGCTTGACGTTCTTCCTTAGCCTCGTCCGTACCTATGCGTTCTGCCTTGAGTATTGCAATACTGTAACGGTCTATGATGTCTCCTGCATCACGGTTCATACCCCGCCACCTTTCATAAAAGCTATAACGGAACGCAACCCCAAAGTATTCATACAGTAGTCATACAGTTTTGGGTGTGTGTATTCCATTAAATCAAACTTGTTTGGATATTTTTCCTTATGTATTCCAAACATGCAGAACATACAACCGGTCCTTTTATACCCCATGTCATAAATACTACAGTAAGGTATATTTCTTATTTTCAGGTACTCCCATATATCCTCTTCCAACCAGAATGCAATGGGTGTACTTACCCTTTTTCCATTACACCCTTGGTGCTGATATGTATTGAGTCTTTGCATAGAATCTTCAATCATGTTACCCACAAACGGTAATCTACCTGATTCTTTCTCATACAGCTTTGCCACATCTTTTTTAAGTATGTTACAGCATTTTCTTGATATTTTAAAAGGAGCATTTAACATAAATTGCCATTTTTTACTTAATTTAAACTGGCCTTTTGCATTACCATATAAGCGAAGTTTCACTACACGGTCTGATTTGGAGTTTCTAATTTCATCAATAAAACATGCTTGTTCCTTACTTATGACAGGATAACCATACTCTACTATTACTTCTCTGAATGTTTTTGCTGGGCGTAACCATATTACATTAGGTATTGTTTTAACAAACTCTCTTATTTCTGGATACTCCAATCCTGTGTCTAAAAATACAGCCGGTACGTCCGGGTATACTTCACGTACTATATGGAGTAAGGCTGTGCTGTCTTTTCCACCAGAGAAAGAAATATATACTAAGCTATTGTTTTGTTTGTACCAGTCTTGGATTCTAAGTTGGCTTAACCTTATTTTAGCTTCCAGTGGTAGACTTTGACGTTGTTTTATTGTGGTGATGTCTATCATGTGAACTTCCAGCACATCGGGTCATCCCCTCTTACAAACAACTTCTCACACTGCTCCGCATAAACACCGAACGTACATCTGGTTTTACAAAAGTAAGGCGTATCTCCATACACCAGATTCTTATGCTCCTCTCCTCCCCAGAACTCCAATATCTGCTTCGGGTCAGGCACATGCTTCCCCAGCACAAACTCCTTCCTCTTCCTCTGATCCACGCAGAAATACACTTTCCCATCCGCACAAATCTGAATTGCCAGGGGTGCACCGTAGCACTGCTTGAA